ATCTTAGGGGCCTGTTAGGGTGGGGTGGTAATTAAAAATGGCGACGTTGACAATCGAACGAATCAACGCAATAGCCGAGTTAAATCGCGCCAACATTTCTTGGGAGAGTTCGGGTGAGGATGAGGTTAAACTTCTTTGCCCTTTTCATAACGACAACTCTCCTTCCTTCAGCTTAAACACCGCTAAGAATTTAGGGCTTTGCCACGTATGCGACACTAAGACAGATATAATAGGAATCTTTGCTCAGGTTCTTAGAATTGAGCGGCAGCTTGTAATCCTCGACTTTGGGACACGGTACGACTTAGAGGATGTTAAGTCGATCAATCCTGAGAGAGCCGAAGAAATGCACGTTGATTTCTGGGAGAAGGCGGGACCACTAAAGAAAGAGCTTTATGACCGGGGAATAACAGACAGCGATATCCGCAAGTATAGACTCGGATTCACTGAAGGCCGAATATCAATACCTGTCTATGACGAGGCAGGCAGAATTCGGAACATCAGGAAATATTCACCTGGAGCGCCGGGTCCAGAGAAAATGCGTAATACTCCTGGCTACGGAGAGATGCGCCTTTTCATGCCGGATCAACTTAAATACGAAGTTATCTGGCTCGTAGGAGGGGAACTAAAAGCAGTAGTCGGGGCACGGCTTCTGAACCCAGCGGACATAGGAGTGTTTGCAGTAACCGCTGGAGAAGGTGCGTGGGATAACCGCTGGAGCAAGCAGCTTAAAAACAAAACCCTTTACATCTGCATGGACGTGGATCAAAAGGGAACAAGTGCTGCAAGGAAGCTCGCCCAGGTACTTAAGAAGTACGTTACTTCTGTAGCTATAGTAAACTTACCTTTGGACTTAGAGAAGCATCCAAAGGGAGACATAAACGACTATGTAGGCACGGAGGGAGCAACAGGGGATGATTTAGTAAAGCTGATGGATTCCGCTACGCTTCTTAAAGAAGACGATGGATTAGAATCAGCGGAAATACCTATAGATGTTAATCTAAGCGAGGTTCAGGAGCATGTCGGTAAGAAAATGACCTTTAAGGGCACGCCGATTGCTGCGGATACCCAGCCTTATCTTTTACCGCGCTGTATAAATATCTCCTGTACCCAAGACCAGAAGTGCTGCACCGATTGCTCCATCCCATCTCACGTAGATGCGGCAGGGATTTCAGAGGTTGACATTACTTTAAACAGGGATAATCCAGGCCAACTACTCTATGTAGACTCGAACCAAGATAGAGAAGATTTAGTAACAAGAAAAGTAGTTGGCATCCCCAGAATATGTAAAGCGGTTACGATTAGAATAACTGATCGCCGCCCTGTCTATGACATTAGGATCACTGATAACGTAGACAACACGGTGGGGCACATAGCCGCTTTTGTCACTGGCGACAAGTTAGAGCTAAACGTGCCCCACTTGTTCCATGCTCAATCAACACCCTCCCCGAAGGATAACAAGCTCGTCCTACTTGCAGAGGACGCCCACCCTACCCAGGACGGCTTAGACCAGTTCCAGCTAACAACAGAGGACAAGGCCAACCTGCAAGTCTTCCAGCCCAAGGAATGGTCAGTGGAGGGAATAACCAAGAAATTAGATGAGATTTATGACGACTTTGAGGCTAACGTAACGCACATTTATTATCGTAAATCCCTGCATACCGTAATGGATTTAGTCTTCCATTCGCCGTTATATATAAACTTCGGGTCACGAGAAATCTCTGGCTGGCTTGATGCTTTAATTGTAGGGGATTCAGCGCAAGGCAAATCAGAGACCGCGCAAAGACTATGTGAGTTTTACGGCCTTGGCGCACGGGCAGACTGCAAGAACGCTACCAGAGCAGGGCTGGTAGGCTCCGTTAAGATGATGGGGAAACGGTGGTTCATTTCCTGGGGGCTTATACCTGCAAACGACAGGCGCTTAGTTATTCTGGAAGAGGCCAAAGGATTAGCTAAACAAGAGATCGCTCAAATGACGGACATGCGATCAAGGGGCGTGGCCGAGCTAACCAAAGTAGAGACTTCACAGGCTAACGCAAGAACACGGCTAATCTGGTTGAGCAACCCACGCAAAGGAGAGATGTCTAACTTCAGCTACGGGATCGAATCTATGCTGGATGTCATCGGCGCTCCTGAAGATGTCCGGCGCTTTGATCTTGCTTTAGTTGTGCATAAAGACGAAGTTAATGCTGATGAGATAGCAGAGTTTATTAAGAATGGCAAGGAAGTCGAACATCGCTTTACGGCGGACTACTGTCGGCGTCTAGTTCTATTCGCCTGGACACGGAAAGCCGATCAAATTTATTTTAACCCCGCTGTAACTACTGAGTGCATCAACGCTTCAGTCCGATTATCTAATATGTTCGATCACGCTATCCCACTAATTGATCCGGGCACTGTTAGGTTTAAACTCGCACGGCTTGCTGCCGCTGTAGCTGCGCGCACATTCTCTGTTGAAGGGGAAACTATTGTAGTGCAGATATGCCACGTTCAATGGGCCGAGGAGTTCCTGAAAGAGATTTACTCCAGCCCGTACCACGGCTATCTTGAATGGAGTAACGTCAAGAAGGACGCCATACGGATTAAAGACACGCAGGCAGTAGTTAAGTGGGTGAGGACCTTGCAGTACCCTGCGGCTTTTGTAGAGGGGTGCCTTGCACAGGATGAGGTAACTCGTGACGATCTTGAGGATCTATGCGAGATGGATCGGGAGCAGGCACGAATGGCTGTTTCGTTCTTAGTTAGGTACCGATGTTTGCAGCGAGAGCATCGCGTCTATGTTAAGAACCCAGAGTTCATCAGTCTTTTAAAGGGTATGGAGGATGTCCCTGAAAAGAATGATGTTAAGAGTCTTTATGAGGAGGAGATGTGATGATCGTGGTCGCTGTTAATGATAATGGGGAACTGTATCAAGAGCGTTCTTGGGACGAGATTTTAGGGGTTACTCCTGAAGAAGCTCTCACGTTTAACCGAGCGGGGACGGTTGCTATTAGTTTTCAGCACACCTATGGCTCGGCTAAAGAATTAGCGGAAGGAAAGGAACTTGCCGAGGAAGTCTTAAAAGAAGACCCTAGAGTTATCGAACATAATATAGCGGTACATTCACACACCCTAGTAGTCACTGTGGTTAAAGAGTGGGATAACGCCAGATGAGAGACGATATTAAAAAGATAGAGGGGATCAGCACCGATATTAAGGCTAAGGAAAGGTTACTCTCCAACTACGCTACTACGCAAGATAAAAATGAAAGACGCCGACAGCTTTCCATTGAAAAGAGATGGGCGCAGATTATCAAAGCCGTGGGCTCTGAACTAAAATGCCCGGTGTGTGCCCGCAAAGTAGAGCAGAGTAATGCGTGGACTTTAACAACCGATCCCGTCCAATGCCGAAGCTGTGCCCAGAGAGGAACACGGCAGCACCGAAGCACGGGAACCCTATTAGACTATGCGTCTATTGACTACCCTTACATCACTAACATGAAAAACTTACTTTGCCAAGTGATGATTAGGGGTCTCAGAGCTAAAGCAAATACATCCATAGCATCCTTAGCTGAGAAATCAGGGGTAGCTATCTCAGTCATAAAAACGGCTGAGAGTGACGGCTTTATCTCCTTGGAAGACGCAGCGTTACTACTCCGGGCGCTCAACATGCCTGTAGACAAGATAACCCTTACTATTAAATAAGGGTATGCTCCGGTAGCCCAACGGTAGAGGCAAGCGACTTAAAATCGCTCCAGTGTGGGTTCGACTCCCACTCGGAGTATAAGGAGGGATGATGAAAACTACAGAAGAGTTAAAACAGGAACATGCTCAAGCAGTAGCAACATCCAAGGAAATTGGTTCTAAGCTACCCTACAAACAGTGGATGGATCTCCACCTTAGAATTCATCGACTTCAAAAAGAATTAGCCAAAAGAAAGGAAAACCCCGATGGTCCCCGGTGAAACAATAGCTTCAGGTGCAAGCCCTGTCTGCAAGGACTGCGAGACGCGCGTAACTCTAATGGTTATGAAGTCAAGCGCAGGGCACTATGTAGGGACGGTCTGCAAATGCTACGCTTCCTCCCTGGATTCCGAGGAGACTTTCACACCGTACACCAGGGAGACTGGATACCACCGAACAGTTGAAGAAGCAGAGATGGCACTTACAAGAATCTTAAACGGTAAGGTAGAGGATCTAAGAAAGTGATAATACTTGATACCGCATTAGGACCTGCGAGGATTGTTGAAGACCCAAGCGAACTGCCCGAGCTTAAGGATGCCTCTATTCTTTACCGGGACATAGAGACCGCGAACAACGGTACAGGCGGTGGGTTAAATCCTTGGATGGGTGACAGGAATTGCGGCGTAGCTGTCACTGTAGACGAAATACCCGGCGCATGGTACGTGCCGTATAGGCATACGTCAGTCGGTGCAAAGAACCTCCCTCCCGATAAAGTAATTGAGTGGCTAAAGGACCAAAATAAAATACCTAATTGGGTCAACCACAACATTAAATTCGATCAATCTTTCCTTTACCATGATAGCCCCGAGCTAGATTTTCCAGGCCGCATGCTGGACACGGTGGTCATGGCTAAAATGATTGATAGTGACAGACTCAACTATAGCCTGAAGCCACTGTGCAGGGAGTGGTGTACGCTTCCAATGGAAGAAGAAATCGAAGTCAGAAATAAGCTGGTGGAAATAGGAAAACATAAGAAGATAAAAAAGGCTGAATGGAGCTACAGTGATATCCCTATAGATATTCTCGGTAAGTATGCTTGCATGGACGTTATCGGCAACCGCGAACTGTACCAGTGGATGGAGCGGCACATGCCAGATGACATGAAGGATTTATGGGACACGGAGACTAAGTTAACCGCAGTCCTATGGGACATGGAAAGGGAAGGTTTAAAGATTGTCCCCGAAGAGATTGAGGTTGCTTCCGCTAACAGTCAAGTTCTCCTCAATGTCATGGAGAACGAGTTAGTAGTAGCAACAAACTCAGAGTTCGTAGACTCCTCCAAGCACCTATACGATACAATTTGTATCCAGCAGGGGCTCCCTATTTTAGCGACCACAGATAAGGGAGGGCCATCTTTCAGTACGAATACCTTGAAAGAATACTTAAAGCTACCGGACCTTAGCGAAGATCAGCGCCGAATAATTAAACTAGTAGTTGTCTACCGAGAAGAAAAGCATTTTAAGGGGCTGTTCTTAGACCCCTATTGGAACCTGCAAGGTGAGGATGAGTGCCTGCACGCCTCCTACAACCAGCTTGTGCGGACGGGGAGGATGTCAGGGAGAAATCCCAACATGCAGCAACTCAACAAACGGGCGAAGAAGTTAATTAAGCCTGACGAGGGCTGTGAATTTGGGTCATGGGATGCGAGTCAAATTGAATTCCGCATGATCGTCCACTACATTAAAGATGCGGCAGCGATAGATGCCTACGAGCAAGACAAGAACACGGACTTCCATCAGTGGGTTGCAGACCTCTGCGGTGTCAGCAGGAAAGCAGCAAAGACATTAAACTTTGCGATGGCCTACGGCGCGGGAAAGAGAAAGATTGTTGAACAACTAAGGGCATTGGATAGCGATGGGGACGCTAATCAAATCTACCGGGACTACCATGAACGGCTACCCGGAATTAAGATTCTCGCGGACCAAGCGGCCTACTCCTGCAAGAAGCGCGGGTACGTCTACAACGCCTTCGGCAGACGGCGCCACCTGCCCACCAGGGCGTCCCACAAGGCGTTCAACTCGGTTGTGCAGGGTTGCGCGATGGATTACGTCAAGGACCGTATGGTAGCCCTCTCACCGCGTTACAACGACCGCATCAGGGCCGAGGGCATCCGCATGGCTGCAAACGTCCACGATGATATAACCTTCTGCGGTCAGTTCAGCCCGGAGATAAAAGAATATATTACGGAAACTCTGGAATACCAAGTAGTACCCTTCCGAGTTCCGTTTACCTGGGATTCAGGATTTAGTGATGTGAATTGGGCGGAAGCCTCGGGGTGAGGGATGAAAGAAAGCGAATTCCAAAAAAGAATAGTTAAGATGGTTCGGGATGATGGGGGAGTAGTTTTCAATGTGCATGGGCACGGAATGCAAACCCCTGGGTGGCCGGATCTATACATCGCCCTACCTGCATCAGAGCTTTATGATCCCTGGTCAGGATGGGTGGAGTTAAAAGTAGGGAAAAACAAGGCCACGGCCCTGCAAGCTCACCGGATTAAGCAACTTCAGGGAGTTTCTTGTCCAGCTTGTGTGCTTCGTCTATTAGAGTGGCCTCTATGCCAACTCGAACTCAAAGATTCGACTAATAACTACTTACGTTTGATTGAAGTATTAGGAGAGGTTGGGGAATTGTAATGGCACGAAAGAACGCGAAGAAATATAGTACGCCCAAGAAAGAGGAAAAGTATCCCTACCCCTCCCGTTTTGGGAGCCATACTTCTATGATTGTAGAGGTGAAGGGAGAGTGGGTAATCTGCGAAGACGAAGACGGTCTATACCCAACTCTCAGGAGATTTATAGATACGGGTTTAGCCGACCCGCATAGATTCTCTACTACGGTGAGTTATCGTAAGCAAGCTCTCAAAGCCCTGAAAGCTAACTCGTAGCTTCAGCAACAATTTCTTCTACCTTAGAGTCTGCGGGCCATTCCCTATCAAACACTTTCTCTAAGATATCGTGGAGTTCTTTAATCGCTGCTTCTAAACGATCTAATCTTTGTTCTGTAGTAAGTGCCATGTTTAGTCATCCACAAATACGCCATAGACCATGATCGTATGTTTATCACTTGCCGAGGCACGACTCGCGTCGTTGTCATGCTCAATAAAACACATAGCCACAGGATCATCGTCCCCTACTATAGACGCTAACGGACTGGCGAGGGTCCCTGTCGCGGAGATATTAATAAAGACATTGGTGTCCTCTGTTGTGACTGTTGCTAGATCGTGATTATTAGCTCCCGCGTGTGCTTGATCTTGCCAGCTTGTTATGCCCAATGTCCAAGTAGTCCCTACGCCTGCGCCTGCCTTGCATCTACCATAAGCAGCCAGAACCTTAAGGGTTTGCCCTGCGGGGATTACAAAGTTAGCATCATTATCTGTAGTGTTTAAGAATAGCCTAATTCGCTGACCATCTGTAAAAGATCCGCTTCTATACGCGGTGTGAGTAAAAGGTCTTATTAAAGATAGGGTTACTATCTCCGCTAAAGCAGCCTCAACCTCTGTGGCAGCATAATTGCCAGCAGAGTCCTGCAAGCCGACCAAGGATGCGCCCTCACTTGCAGACGTGCTTGCTATTTGGCCTTTTTGTAGGGCATCACCTGAGGCTGTTCCCTTTGCGATATTAGTTAAACGGTTAGCGCCGTTATCAAGTACGGATGAGGCCCCTACTGTGATATTCTTAACACTTAGCGTACTAGTTCCAGCAACATAGGTCATTCCTGTAGTAGCTACATAAGCACTCGATCCAGTAGCGTAGGATAGGAGATTATCTGCTGAAGGCGCAGCAGGAGCATCGCTTAGACCTGCAACAGCTATCGTTCCGCTTTCACCTAAAGCGACGGCAGTACCAGCCACGGTAACTGAGCTATTAGCTAAACTTGCATTGGGTATGCTGGATAGCCCAAGTGTGATAGTGCCAGCAGTAGTAATAGGCGATCCGCTATCAATATCTATTCCATCGTTACCAGCAATCGCTACGCTGGTTACGGTTCCCGATCCGCCGCCTACTGCTGCCCACGCTGATCCTGAATAAGATTTAAGATTACCGTTAGCCTCAGAATAAACTATCATCCCGGCTACAGGAGCAATAAAAGCCCAGGTGCCCTGTCGCCAAAGAGCGATGGAATTCTCAAAGCCTGTCCACGTACTTGAAGCTGTGGCTACAACCAAGTACGCTGTACCTTCCGGCACAGAGTTTGAGGGCGGCGCAGACAGTGCGTCTGATGCAATTACTAGTGGATTAGGAATCTGATAAGGTAGAGGCATTAGTTTTACGCCTTCACGTACTCAAAGAGCAATAAGTAATCATATCCAGTACCATAGGCACCACCAGAATCCGCTATAATAATACTAGAACTAGTCACCTGAATAGTAGTATTTTTATCCGGAAGAGTGTAGGTGATTATATCGGCAGCAGCACTGACAGTCTTATCTCTAATCATACAAAATGGAACATAAGCATAACCTGCCACCGTTCCGCTCGCGCCCATATGATTTAAGGTTATGCCATGAGTGATGGTAGTAGTAGTGGCACTTAAAGTCCCTTTATACGCCTTCGCATGAATAGGGTAATCTACGGTGCCAGTAAAGAGATTATTAAAGTAACGACCTGTGAAATGCTCTGCTGCGATATACCACATAGGCTCCTGCACACGGAACCAAGTATCCTGAGCAGAATCGTAAGAAATCAAACCTTTTATCTCAGGAACCGCATCATCAGAAATATTGGCGACCATGCCATGTTTCTTACTAACAAGTATCCAGCCCTGATAATAAAAGACTATATCATTCGTTGTCGTAGTTAAGGCATCCCAGGTTGTCCCACTCACTATATATGCGTCAAAATCCGAAGGACTACCAGGGCGCGATCCCTCAGCGACTAAGTAGCCCTTAATATTGAGCGCACCTAATTGTTCATCAGTTAAGAACAGTTCATTGGCAGTAGTCTCAGCATTTGCCTGATCGGGCGTTAATAAAGTTTGACCTGTTAACGAAGTAGCCATTACAAAGTAAACCTTTCTCTAATTCTTCCTGCGGGACCACCCACGGAGCTTAACTGCAAGCCCTCTACATAAACGGGGTCTCCAGGTGTGACACCTATTGCAGTCTGTTGGGCAGCCGTGACCACCATACTATAGAAACCTTGCGGGGCCATGGGTAGTATTTGAATCGGGCTATAAATACTATTTGCTTGAACCGGAATACTTGTCGCATCAGTATAGACATTAAACATACACTGAGCAAAGGAATCAAGAAGCAGACGGGTTGAGGCCATGACAGTAACTAAAGACCGCGTTGTTCGTTGCCAATAAATAGTTAGGTTATTAGAAGCATCCCGAGTCGCTGTTACGTTGCAGACAGGTGCAGGGCGGCTATTTTGCCCTGTTAGCTGGAAACTCTGGGGGACTACGGCTCCACCACTGAATACCGTCTCGATTGCAGACACCTCCGCTGCGGCCTGCCCGAGTGGAACAACCTTAAAGTTCCAGTAAGGTCCTGCACTACCCACGGAATGCGTCTCAAAGAAGCTAAAACCTAGTGAATTAGTAAGAACAAATCTCTCACCCGCCACATGGCCTGTTACTTTGGTGCCCCTTAAACCACGCAGCAAGTTCGACAAAGTATAGGAGTTATTGCCTAGAGACTCTACAGTTTGAAAAGCTATTATCTCATCACCTAAGACTGCTTGATTGCCCCTTTCATTAAGCTCGTCCTTAGTAATAGAAGCCAAGGAGCCATGATTTAGATCCACAGTAACAGTATTTTTACGGTCTAGTGTGTGGATATTCCCATCTGCTAAGACAGTCGCACTTGCCCCTGAAGTAGTCTCAAAGATTAAGTCCTTCCAGGCTGTAAATGTACCAGAAGTAAAGGCTACTCCACCCGCTAGGGAAGTATGATCGGTAGCCCGCCAAATCTTAGCGCCATTCCAACCTGCTTCTGGATCAACCAAGCAACCTGCAAGGTAAGCCCCAGGAGTATTGATATGCTCTTCCTTAAGCGGCGCAAGATCAATTATTTCTAGTTGGGCCTCTGGCGGATCTGTGGGCACTACAGTTGTGGAAAAGCCTGTTGGGCTATCAGTCTCGCATAGCTGAGAGATAAAGGGCTGCGGATCTTCAACTACACCCTCGATTTCTATTAACCCATTTTCGCCGCGAGTAGTTGTTTAGATAAAGGCTCTAACATACGCCGTAATCGCGGTTCCTTCGCTATCGTAGACGCTGTAATTAAAGGTAGCAACATCGCCTGGAAGAAGTTCGTAATAGCGAGGAGCAATAGAAGTGGTGAATCTACGGCTATTTGACCAAGACGCCCAGAGAACCCGACGCGCACGGCACTGAGCGTCCGTAGCGGTCATGGTTACCTGAAAATCAATATTCATAGCTCCTTGTTCTGAGGAGTCTACCTTTCGGTACGCCTGGGTCCCTGTTTGCAGGTCTGTAGCAGGATCTATATACTTAACATTAATTCGGGTTGGGCGATCCCGCTCATCCTGGTCAGTAAAGCTACCCGGAGAACCAGCTTCACCCGTACCAATTAAAGTAGTATCCAGGGCAACTTCGGCAGCGTTCTCCTTTAAATAAAAAGAGAGCTTATCATTATCTTCTTGTACCGCAACATTATAAGTCATCAAGAGAGGCTGCAAGGCAGAACGCGGTTGCTGAATTCCGACAATGTTATACCCCTCCATCGTTATACCGGATAAAGCCGTTACATCATACTGATTACTAACCAGCCCCGCCGACGTAAGCACATCAGAGATCGCAGTAGAGAGGGGTTTGGACGCCTGCTCATTAACTTGGACTACGAAGTTCGGAACACGATTTCCGAATTCAGTTAAATTCAATTCGCCTAAAGTAATGTAAGAGCGGTTAACAAATATCGGGACTGGTCCTGTTTCTTCCGCATCAATAAGGGGATCTACAGGCACGGGATCATCAGTTGGCTGCTGCGTACCGTCATAAATAGTAACTGTCTCTACCCATCCGGGGTGGTATGAAGCAGTATCAGCCGCACAAGTAACAGTTGCACCTGCGGCCTCTGAGCCTGGGCTGTACCAAGTATTGTAAATAGGGTTGCCTATCGTCGCAACATTAGTAGCGATACCGCTAACATCCAAGGGATACAATTCGGCGCCCGTGGGATCTAGAGCCCAGGCACGCAATCCAATCGTTGGGTTTGCCCCAGAGCCGATATCAAAAATTTTCCACCGAAGTGTATGGGTCCCTGCCGTTACCAATGCTGCTATTATTTGAGTATTAGCGGGGTCCCAATCCCCGGCCACGAAGATATGCCCTGAATTTAACTGGGAATTAGCGAAACCTGTGACAGTGATAACAGAACCAACTTTAAATAACCCAGACGAGAAAACAGCAGCAGGGGCTTGCAAACGTACATTTGGACCCCTATAAGTTACATTCCCCGCGATAGCAGCAATCTCATCTGAAGTAACGGTAGTCTGAACTAAAGCAGGTTTATCTGGGTTAACATAGAGTATGTTTCCATCAGCCCAAATACGGTCTATGCTTGCAATCGTCCCGTCAGTAACTTCAATAGCTACGTTGCAAAAATAAGTATAAGTAGTTACGTCCGGGCCACCACCGCCTTTACCCCCGCTCTCAGTATCCGATCTTTCGGTGACTGCCCCCTGCCAGATGATTTGGGCTCCAACACGGTTTTGCTCTCCAAGGACTGTATTTCTAGCAGAACCTTCAGCAGCGGTAGATAACGCAAAGTCCTCGATCCTATCACCCTTGATATCTTGGGGAGGAAAGAGAGCAGGAAAAAGAAGGAAATTATCTATTGCGGCGGCTACAGTAGTAAGCGCAAACATTGTGGCGGCAAGTTTCGTACTACCCGCGACGAAACCAAAAGTGGTAGCCGCTGCCCCGGCGGCGGCGGTGGTTGTAGATGCCAGGGCGGCTACGCCCACTACTAAACTTGCCATTAATCAATTACCCCTGGGACTTCCCAAATGGAGTGAGTTCTTCCAATCCAAGGACCGTTGTAGATATGCTGGCGAACGGTGTAGAGTTTCATGCTCTTACTCTTAAAGTTCATAGCATGTACCATCTCGCCGCCCTCAACTACGACCCCTACATGAGAAGGAAACTTAGCTTTTCCGAAACAAAAGGCTAAGATATTCCCTTTCTTTACTTCATCAGTTCTTTTCAGCTTATGCTCATCAAATATTTCTAGTAACATAGAACTGACATCGTTGGGATAAAGGGGGTACCCTTCTCGATCCCGCACTATAAACCCAATTTCTTTCGCCACGCCGATTAAGAGTCCTACGCAATCAATACCGACACCCTTTTTCCGGCCCTGATGGTGCCAGGGAGTCCCTATGTACCCTTTCGCGGCATCTGCTAATTCTTGCCTCGTGAAACCCATTATTGCCTATCCGCTAATTGCTCGGCGTGCTGCGCTAGGGCGTCCGTAGTAGGCATGAAAGGACTGCCGCCGAATCGCAAGGAATTGGAAAACTTAGTATTGCACGTTGTAAGTCTTTTGTCACACCCAGGACTAAGATCAAAAGTATCGCCAACCTGGATTATAAATGGAACACTAAGCTGGAGAGAAAACGTCCTGTTACTTTCAGCATAGTTTTGTACCTCTGAAGTCACCCCGGCGTTATTACCTGTCACCCAAGTAATAGTCCCTAGATTATAGTAATCATCCCCTGGTCCACTGGCTATATCCGCATTATAAGCGGTAAAGTTAGCCCTATTTAAAGCGTCCGCATCACCATCTGCGTCAACTACCGTAGCCACACGAACACCGGCAATAGAGAGCGCCCCGAGATCGACCCCACACGTAGCTGAATCGCCAAGTAGAAATGAGCAATTACGGCTGTGAATGTTACCAATTTTAGGCTTCAGTTGTCCCGTTAACCCAACAACTTCAGCTTGCCAAGTTGCCCCAGTAAAACTAACAGAAGAAATCGAATAGGTGGACTTGGAAATGGGGCCGTACTCGGGGACTCTCCAATCTACAAAGAAGTGGAATATTTTACACTTGTTATAGCGTCCGGCGTATAAATCTGCATCTGTTATTGATTCAGACTCAAATGCACCGACCAACTCCAGGTTCTCATCTTCCAGCGTGGTCTGTCGCTGTCTTGCAGACTGTGCCCAGCCACCGGAAGTTTTAAAAAGATAGCCATAGCCGCCCAGCGTAATATCACTATTGTGGTCTGTAAAAGCGAGGGTAAACCCATCCTCCCTTTCCAGTGCCCAGCAATTACAGTGATAATGAGCCGACGCTGCTAGAGAGTCTTTTAAGGGACTCGTTAGGGTTAGCGACATAATTGATTTCTTTCAATGCCTCTTCAGAAGCATCTTCTACTTCAGGAACAGGTGACTCAAACTCAATAAACCAATCCACTAATTCTTGAGGTTCTAGTAACGCCTCTTGAATAATCTTTTTCATGGGCTTAGATAGGGATTGAATCAAGCTCCGCGTTGAAGAAGATAGCTTCCCATTATCCAATAAGTCCTGAACGCAGTTCACCTTAATCTTATGAACCCAAAACTCCTCGTTAAGAGTCTTGATTTTCTCCGCATCCAAGTCACCGATTACCTGCTTCAATGAACACGCAATCATATAAATCTTAGCAGTTTCCCGCTTCACGGTGTTTACATGCTCGTAGACACCTGCAAGCTCCAGGTCAAGCTCTAACTTTTCAAGTTCGTCCACGGGGTTATCAAGTTTACGGTTTAGCTTTTGGAGGCCGACCCACGAGGACTGCAAGGTCTTTACCCTTGATGAAAGCTCGCGGAGAGCCTGCTTATAGCAGCCCCAGGGAGTGCCACCATTCTTGATGATCATAAAGCTCTCAATCTGAGTGTCATCGTGCCCAGATTGAATGTCGTTTAATAGGTCGTTTAGTTTAAGCATTAGAAAGCCGGTGTTGCTGAGACGCAGGAATTACTTATTCCCGTGACACCAGCAGGAGTAATCCCCGAGAAATCAGGATAATCTGTAGGGGCTGTTGCCCACGTTCCACTTCCGCCACTAGGGGTATAGGATTGTACGTCCGCTGTAGACGACTCTGCTGAGAGGTACGACTCGTTAGCTCCACCCACCCAGTATAATTTACTATCGCCTAAACCTCCAAAGGCGCCTTTTCCCCACCGCGCTGAAGGAAGCACAGTTTCGGTAGTCCACGAATTATCAGATACATCATAACTATGGTGTGTATCTACCGGACTAGAATAGTCAGGTAAACTTGTTGCGGTTAGCGGACAGCCCCCAGCAAAGTAAAGTTTATCCCCATCTACGGCTGAACCAATAAACATCATCCCAACATTTGTGCTTTCTGTTAAACCTGTACTCCAGGTCCCACTGGCCCCAGTATCAGGATCAAAGCTATTGATTTTCTTAGTTATACCGCTAAGAGCGCCTGCGCTATCCTTTGCCACCCCGCTATAGAGATAAATCAGGTCATCACAGGCGACTCCCGCGCCAAGTATGTGCATATGCTCCGGGTTATTCCAACTTTCATCCCACGTATCTGTAGCTGGGTCGTATTCGCAGGGTTTAATATAGGGAGTCCCCGCAACTAAACCCGCCTCAGTTTCACCAAAGAAGTAAACCTTGGAGTTTGCGCTCGCTGCCTGATTCGCAACATAGGGCGTAGTTTTTTCAGCGACCTCGGCCCAAGTATTAGTTAGGGCTGTATATTTTTGGGCCTTTTTAAAGTTTCTGTTGCCAGCCGGGTAGCCGCTTGCTCGCGGATATATACCGTAAATATCAGAGCCTAAACTTGCAAAAGCATTTCCTACGCCGTTGCCGCCTTCTAAGAGTAAGCCTTCCCGGTTAGACCATGTATCTGCAAGATAGCTGTATGACCTTAGTTTATTAGCCGGTGAAATAGCGCCGGGATTACCAGCCCCGCTGACAGTATACCCTAAAGCAGTAGGGCGTAAGTCTGCCTGTAACTTACCACCTGTACGCTGAGTTCTCTCCCAAGTTCCAGCAGAATTTAAGTTAACCGTCACCAGGGTATTAGCTGCGACAGAATCACTGATAGTTGCATCAGAATCAACAAGAGTAAAACCGTTTGAGCCCCCATTAAAGATATAGAAATAGGGACCTCCGGTAACGGTTCCGGTGGGAAGGGTTACAGTTAAGCTACCAGCTGTAGCATTGAGAACTAGCACACGCGCTTCACCAAGCGAAAGCGTAATGCTGGCCCCGAATGAGATATGTTTTGCGCCCCCAAATATACTCATGCGACTATCCACGACTTAACGCCGCTGCTGTTATAGCCCAGTAGAACTACGGTAGTCGTGCCATCCCCTAAAGTCACTACAGAAGTTCCAGCATAATCAGCTAAAGTAGCGTCGTGACCGCCCGTGACATCCTGATTAATGATATAAAAATACGGGCCACCTGTGGGCAGCGAAGTTGAATCAGGGAGTCGAATAACAGGAGTCGCGGCAATAACAGTAAAAGTAATAACTCTTCCATCCCCGAGGGCTAAAGTAGTGGTAGATGCGGCAGCTAAATCACCCAGATCCTTTGCCCCACCAAAGAAGAAA